GCCTATGTACTTACCATGTTGAACACTTAGGATATCATATAAAGTAACAGCAGGGTAATAACTAAAGCTATTCCAAAGTTCCAGTTCATCAAGTCTTTTAATGGGAACAGTTTGTGGTTCATAACCACGTTGAATAAAAGCCGTGATTGGGAGACGGTAAAAGATTGCACCGTTTTCCATAATTGCGTGCCATAAGATAGCGCGTCCCGACATACAGGTAATACCAAAGATAATACAATCCTCAACTTCTCCATGATGTTTTTTACCGTCATATAAATATTCTCTCCTTATTTGTGCGTAGGTTGGTGGTATGTTTGCATTTAAGTAAGCCATAATTTAACATTATCCTTTTATTTCTCCCCAGTTATCTCCAAACTCATAGTCAACTTTATTAGGGATCTTTAACTTAACAGCATTTTCCATAATCTCAATAATTTTTTCATGTTGGTTACTGCCTTTTTCTACAGAAATATCTAATTCATCATGTATTTGTATGTGTGGTACAATGCCCTCTTTGTATAAATCTAGCATAGCTTTTTTTGTCATGTCCGCTGCTGACCCTTGTATTAATTTATTTAAGGCTTTGTAGGTATACGCCCTTCTAACTTTTGGTCTAATATTACTTTTAATTTGTTCTAATGTAATTTCATTCATTTCAAGTTTATATTTGTTTCTTACTTTTTCTGTTTCAAATTGTTTGACTATAGATTTTTCTATTGCTTCCGCTTTTGTCATTGGAGGACTAATAACTCCAGGAGTATATTCATTTAATTCCCATTTATCAAATCTACACCTTCGTTTTAACAAAGTAGTAATATAACCAGAAGCTGCTGAGTCTTTGGCAGTGTTGCTCATTAGATTTTTAACAAAGGGAACATGGTCATGGTATTTATTAAATAATGTTTCAGCTTCATCTTTAGTTACACCTAATTCAGCTTGTAGTTTTGCTTTACCCATACCATAAAATAATCCAAGATTAATAGTTTTAGCTTGCGTTCTAGAAATGTCTGCCATGTCCGCTACAGTTTGATGGAAATCAACTTCATTGTTATGAAATGCATCAACAATATTTTTTACTTCTTTTGAATCACGAAGACTTTGACTTTTAGCTGCATAGTGAACAACCAATCTTGGTTCTTGTTGTGAGTAATCAAAACATCCCCACGTACAATTATCTTCCGGAATAAATAAAGATCTAATCATAGGTCCTAGCTGCTTGTTTCTCGCTGGAATCTGCTGTAAATTTGGATTTGAGTATGAGAATCTACCTGTAACTGTGCCTCCACCCTCACCCCGAATAGGGTTTATATCTGCATGTATTCGGCCTTTGTATTCATGTTTTATAATTGTATCAATAAATGTTGTATGTGACTTGTTAATTTCTCTAGCTTTTGCTATACATTGAACTATGGGATTATCATGAGTAGAAAGAAAATTTTTAGTAAAAGAAGGTGCATTTGATTTTAAAGTTCTTTCATATGGTAACTTTAATTTATCAAAAACTTTGGCAATGCTTCTTGCTGCCCATATTTGAGGTTCTATTCCTGTTTCTTTTTTTATTTTTAGGAGTAACGTTTCTTCTTCTGATGCTAGCTGTTTCTTTATTATATGAGCTCTTTGAACGTCCACTCGAACGCCTTTAACTTTCATATCTATAAGACATGGAAACAATTGAGTTTCTAAATTAAATACATTTGTAAGATCTTGTTTTTTTATTTCTTTAGATAACTCTTTAAATAATTTCAATGTTAATTCAGCATCTTTTTCTGCATAAGAACCAACGTCCATATCAGGTAGTTTCCACATCTCAGCTTTAGGATCTACTCCAGCTTCAGATGCAGCTTGTCTTAATGCTGTTTCATCTTTAACTTCACCTAAATATTCATAAGAAGCACTATTTAAAGAATAAGAAAATTTATTTTCATCAACCAATGCAGCCATAACCATTGTATCAACAATGTGTCCATTAAATTTAACTCCATATGCTCTTAACCAACAAACATCATACATAGCATTGTGAAATATTTTAGGAACAGGTAATGCACACACATCTTTAATCCAACTCATAACGCTAAGTTCGTCCCAATGATTTTGTTTTAAATGTCCAAAAGAATAATATCCAGACCAACCTTCTACAGCTACAGCTATTCCTACAATCTCACCTTCTCCAATTAATGCACCAGAGCCTCGTGTTTTTAACGTTGGATCTCTCGTCTCTAGATCAATTGCTATGTATTTGTGATCTTTTAAATCTGGAAAAGAAGTAGGACTATTCCATTCTGTTTGAGCTTTTGGCACTATAAAATCAATGCTCCTAATATAACACCTGTTACAAAACATATTTTACGTGAATGATCTATCCACATTATTTCTAATTTAAATCTTAATTCGTCAATCATTTGTAATCCCTTTCAATTATCATTTCTATAAAGTGTATTGCTTTTTCTAAATCTTGTTTCTTTCCTTTGTCTCTATGTCTTATGATATACTTTATAGCACAACCTTCAGGATATAGCAATTCGTTCTCTATTACAAACTTGCTTGGTTGTATTTTATATTTTTGGTAATGTGCACCACCTATTTGTTTGTCATATGGTTTCATATTATTTGTTCTCCTATTTTATAGTAGTTTGCAGTTAATGGGGCTAAGATGTATAATCTTTGCATTGCTCTTGTAACGCCAACAAAAAATAATCTATGAGCTGTGTCTGGATCTTCTATTGCTTTTTGTGATAACATTTCTGATTGTTTTTCTGACCCATAGTCCATACATAAAACAATGTTTTCTCTTTCTCTACCTTTAGCACCATGTATAGTAGACAATTCTATTCTTGGGTCTGTTGATAAATCATCACCACTTTTTAAAATACTTTTTATATATTTTTTAATATCATCGTCAAAATTAAGTTGTTCCCAATCACCTTCAATTAACAATCCATGATCCTTTTTTAAAACATCTAATGAAATTAATTCATCACTTTTTAATGTTTTACCGCTAGAATAACCATATTTTACGTGTCCTTTATTATAGTTTAAATATTCCCATATTTTTTTAACATCATCTATTTTTACTAACTCACCCTGATTTAATTTAACCCAAGTTCTATATGCGTCGAGTGTAGTCTGTGGTAGAATAGTATTTCCTTTACCAAAAATTCTTAACCCTTCCCTATAAAAATGTCCTGCAAATTCTTTTAAAATTTTATTAGTTGTTGCTAGAATCATCCACTCCCCTACACTAAAATTTATTTCTTCTAAAAAACAGTTTTCTATAAATTCTCCCTCTTCTTTTTTAGCGTACCATTTTTTATCAACTCGTTTAGTTATGTGGGGCAATATTTTTAACGCTTGTTCATGCACTGCTTTTGGCACCCTGTAAGATTGTTCTTGATCATCTCTTTCACCTTCTAAATCTATAAAAATATTAGACTCTGCTCCTTGAAATTTAAAGATAGTTTGATCATCGTCCCCCGCAATGTATGATCTTTTACAGAGAGCTTCTATATAAAAAAACATTTTCCATTGCGAAGGATTTAGATCTTGGGCTTCATCGAGAAAAATTGCATCGAGAGCAAGATGCTTTTCTTCATCAACAAATAATTTAATCATGTCAGAAAATTCATACATGTTTTTTTGTCCTTTGTAGTATTCAATATCTCTTTCCAATTGTTGAACACGAAATATATCTACAGCGCCCTCATGATAATTTAAATCTATACAAGCTTTTTCTAAAGTTATTAGTTTAGCTCTAGAATAATTTATTACTTGCAAATTTCTATCTTGATTTATAGTAACTCCATGCTCATTTACATATGAGTCAAAATTTATATCAGAATAAACAGGGTAAACATTTTTAAATTGTATCCATTTCGTTCCTGTAAGTATTTGTTTTCTTGAAATATCTAATTCTCTAGTACCCATTGCATGTAAAGTAGATATATATAAAAGTTCTACTCCAGGAAATACATCTTGAACTTTTTTTGATCCATCTAATGCTGCAGCTTTAGTAAAAGTAACGTAAGCTATTTTTTGTGGGTCTGTATGTAAGTTATTAATTTCTTCATTTAAATAATGATG